TCACCGAGAAGTCTCTTTCAGACGCGCGCAGGGACCTCGAGCGGCGCATCCCTGAGCGCCAGATCCAGATGCTGGCCCAGGAGAACGCGCTGCGCGTGAGTGAGCACAGCCGCGGCGAGCTCGAGCGCCAAATTCACGCGGTCGCAAAGATCGATCTCTTCGAGCAAACTGCGGGGCTCGCCCAGCACATCGACGCATTTGTGGCCGACAACGTGCGCCTGGTGAAGTCGGTCGCGTTCGATCAGCTCGAGGATTTGAAGGGGATCATCCTGCGAGGCGCGCGCCTCGGGCACCGCCACGAGGAGGTAGCCAAGGAGATTCAAGAGCGGTTCGGGATGTCCCGGCGCCGCGCTGCGCTGATCGCCACCGACCAGGTCGCGTCGCTCAATGGCGAGCTCGCGCAGCTCCGCCAGCAGCAAGTCGGCATCAAGCACTACACCTGGTCGACCAGCCAGGACGAGCGCGTGCGCAAGAGCCACCGCGCTATGAACGATACGCACCAGCGTTGGGACAAGCCGCCCATGGTCGACGGCGTGCCGGCGCACCCGGGCCAGCCCATCCGGTGCCGCTGCCAGGCCATCCCGGACGTGGACGACGTCTTGCGGGAGGCGGGGCTACTTGGCCCGGAGCGGTCCACGCCCAGCACGCTCGGTACGCCCAGCACGCTCGGTACGCCCAGCACGCTCGGTACGCCCAGCACGCTCGGTACGCTTAGCACGGCGCCCAAGCCAGGACTCAGGTCAGTACCACCGCCGAGCAAACCACCGCCGATCGCGGTGCCGTCGAGCGAGGTGCCGGAGTGGATGACTGCCGACGTCGAAGTTCTCAAAAGCGAGTACAGCAACGAAGGAATCAATGGTGCTCGGAAGCTCACGCTGAAGGACGCTGACGGCCGACGCCAACTGGCGATGTGGAAAGCGCACGAGGATGAAGTCGACGCGCAACGCAAGGGAGTCCAGTTGGGAACGTACTATCAGCGAGAAGTTGCGATGCACGACCTCGACCGTGCGCTTGGTGGGCCGCCAGTCGTCCCCTCCACAGTGTCTCGCAACCTCAACGGCCAAGAGGGGGCGCTGCAGGCTTTTGTAGATGGGAAACGCACCTTCGAACTCAGGGTAGAGCTGGAGGAGCTGACACCGGTGGCCAAGTTGGCGGCGGAACCAAGCGTGCGGCGAATGTTCCTGCTCGATGTTATCGCGGCGAATGACGATCGACACGGCGCCAACGCATTGTGGCGGCGCAAGCCTCACGGCGGCTTTGAAGTGAGCGCCATCGACCACGGAACGGCTTTCCCGGAAGGCACCCCGAAACGCTTCTTTTTTGCCATCGAACCCGTCGCCTTTGCACGTGCTATGCTCACATTGGATGAGACAAGCATCCGGGAACTCCGGGCGCTGAGCCTCCCCCGGGTTGCGGCGATTTTGCGTCGGCAACCGGGCATCACATCACGCCAAATCCGGGAAACCTTGGCCAGAATTCGCTCACTCCAGCTTGACCCCGAGCAGCTCGCCCGTCTGTCGCAGTCCGAGTCCCCAACTGAGGCGATGCGTAAGTGGCTGGGTCGTGAACCGGAAAAGCGGGGCCTCGGTCGGGGCGACCTCGCGGAAATCGATCGCCTCGCTGGGGCGCGCCGATGAAACGCCTCATGCTGGTGTGCTCGGACGGCCGCAAGGAAGCCGTCGCGACCTTCCGGTTGCAAGGCGACCGCGTGGTCATCACGGAGGTCTCAAAGGGGGCGATAAAGAGCTTCGGCCTGGACGGCCTCGTCGGCCGCAACAAGTTGCTCAACCCGTCCGATGGGCTCGTGTATTACGACGCGCTCGAGCGTGCGTTCGGCAACAGCACCTACTGCTACGTCGACACCGTGCCGGACGAATGACGCAGGTCACCCCGCCTTGCGCAGCAGCTCGGCTACAGCCTGACGCAAGAGCGCATGCACAGAGATGTGCTCGCGCTCGGCCCGTTTCTTGAGCAGCGACCACTCGGCGTCGGTGAGGCGCACCGACTTGGTTGTAGTACCCACCGCCTTCTCGCCCTTCTTCGGGCGGCCACGCTTGGCTCGTGCATAGGCGACCACAGCACGGTACCCGTCGGGGCCCTGGCCCACGATGCCGGTGGTGAAATCGACTTCGGGCATCGCGGCAAGTGACGCCGCGGACGGCCCGCGCTCAGCGGCGCGTTTTGCGTTTGGCTTTTTCATAGTCTCGGCGCTCCTTTGGGGTAGCCTTGCGGGCACTGACGATGCGGGCGATCTCTCCGTCCTCAATCTCGAGGGACACGACGAACAGCGTGCGACCCGCAAGCGACTGACCGATGGTCCGGATCCTGATCTCGTGCAGGATGTCCGCATCGAGCTTGTGCTGCGCGAATGGATCCTCGAACACGGTTCTGGCTTCCTCGAACGTCACGCCCTCGTGGTCCCGGATGTTTTGCTCTGCCTTCTTCGGGTCCCACGTGAACTCCACCAATAAAGAGTGACACGCTTTATGCACGCGCACAAGTAAAAGCGTCACACTCTTTATCGCGTTCCCTCTAACCCGCTTCTCCCGAGCCGGGATGCCTACATGAACACCATCCATGACGGATAAGGCACTGGGCTTGACACCCTGCAAAGCCGCGCATACCAGCGGCGGTGCGCGTCAACCGATTCGACGTCGCTGAGATTGGCAAGCCCGTGCGGACTCCGCAGGGCTTCTTGCGCGTCGCCGCGTTCCTGACGCGCGCGGGCGTGTTCGAGTACAAGCGCCACGACGGCTCAATGGCCCGCGAGCTCCGGCCCCCCGAGGAAGTCTTCCGCGCGGACTCGCTCGCGTCTCTATCGGCTGCGCCACTGACCGATCTGCACCCGACCGAGATGGTGTCGCCGAAGAACGTGCGCACGCTGCGTGTCGGGCACGTCGGCGAGGCCGTGCGCCAGGACGGCAACCTCGTCGCGGCGAGCGTCACCATCGAAGACGAAGAGGTCATCGCGCGCGTGGAACGTGGCGATCGGCGCGAGATCAGCTGCGGATATCAGTGCCGGCTGGATGTGACAGCCGGCGACTACAACGGCCAGCGCTACGACGCCGTGCAGCGCGACATCGTGTACAACCATGCGGCACTTGGGCCGCGCAATTGGGGGCGCGCGGGCAGCGAAGTGGCGCTGCGCCTGGACTCTGGCGACGCGATGACCGCGTCGGCCTTCGGTGCGCCGCCAGAGCGGCGGGACGACGGGCCCAGCGACCCGCCGGGAGAGGAGTCGGAGATGGACACGGTTACGATGCGAGTGGACGGTCTCGACGTCCAGGTGCCCAAGGTGGGCGCGCAGGTCTTCGAGAAAGCGCTCAAAGAGCGCGACGATGCGCTCGCCGAGCGCATCAAGGAGCGCGACTCCGCCCTCGGCCGAGCGGACGCGGCCGAGAAAGAGAACAAGGATCTCAAAGCCAAGCTCGCCGCGGCCGAGGATCCCAAGCGCCTCGACCAGGCGGTCTCCGCGCGCTCTGCGCTGCTCGAACAAGCGCGCAAGGTACTGCCCGCTGAGCACAAGTTCGATGGGCAGACGCCGCGCCAGATCCATGAAGCGGTTCTGAAAAAGCTCGACGACAAGCTCGACCTGGCTGGCAAGAGCGACGAGTACGTGCAGGCGCGCTTCGATGGCGCGATAGCGAGCGCTCCGGTGCAGCAAGGCGCGCCTCGCAACGACGCCCTCGAACGCTCACGGGCAGCCACCACGTCGAACACCTCGCAGTCCACCTCCGCCGCGCGGCAGGACGCCTTCGTCCCCGAGTGGCAAAAGCCGCTTTCCGTGAGCAAGGACGCGCGCAGCTAAGCGCGGGAGAACGCCATGCAGACCTCCTACGACTACACGCAACCCGAAGCCGTCCTCGGCTTGGTCACCGAGGACTTCACCAAGTACGTCGACACCGTGGTGCCGCAGACCGCGGTGAAGATCGGCAAGCTGCTCACCGCCGACAAGACCGCCGGCAAGGTGCGCAACGCGGCCAAGCTCCCCGCCGCAGCCGCCGACATCACCAAGCCGGGCGCCATGGGCGTCACGTTCCTCGACAGTACGCGCGAGGGCGGGTCGGACTATCCGCCCAACCGCCCGATCGGAGTCATCAGGCGCGGCAGGCTGTGGGTATTGGCGGAATCCAACGTCGCGCGCTGGACCCATCCGTTCATCCGATACGCAGCTGGCGCAGGCGGCACAGAGATCGGCAGCTTCCGCGCGGATGCCGATACCGCGAGCGCCGCGCAGCTCACCTACGCGATCTTCCTCACTGACGCCAGTGCGGGTCAACTCGTTCTGGTCGAGATCGAGCTCTTCTGAGCCGGCAAAGGAATCCCGATCATGCTCTTCCAGAATCAGACCATGACCCCCTACAACCGCGAGCAGATCGCGGTCGAGCTCGCTCGGCTCACCGGCGCACGCCTGGACGCAGTCGAGCTCGACAACATCTACCGAGCGCTGATTGTCCATCGCGCTGAGGTCTACGGTGCCCATCGCCTCGACGCGAACGAGACGATGATCCTGACGACTCAGCTCGAGCAGATGCGCGCGCGCACGGTCGACATCCAGCGCCCGGAGTTCAAGGCGCGCCGGCTCGTGCCGGTCACCAATGAAATGGACCCGGGCGCGGAGTCCTGGGCGTACTCGCAATGGGATCGGGCTGGCATGGCCAAGATCGTCGCGAACTACGCCGACGACATCCCGAAGGTCGCGACATTCGCCAAGAA